GAGCTTTACACTCTATTCGACTTGTTTTGTTTGTACTCACATGGCCACAAAGTGGCGTTAGTCTTCCAAACTCGTTCGGTTTATGTTATTACCTCACCGATTTTAAAGGTTTATGACCCGTTATTTATGTCTGTATATCAGTCTTCCGGGGGGCCTTCGGGTTCCCGAAGTGGCAACTTCTATAAAAATGCCCGAGCAGCTGCACTTGTAAAAGCCCAGATCAGAACTGGTAAAAAGCCTGCTAATTCCTCCGCATCTCCGGAGGTGGTGGTGTCACCCGCTAAACAAGCGTCAAAATTAATTCACCCTATTGCATCTAATGTCCCCATTACCTATTTACCACCGAATTCTATTTCATCATCTCGATCTAATTTTAATAATGTAGTAGGTTCTTCTCTCAAAACGGTGGCCCCGAAGAGGACCGTGGAGCAAATTTGTGACATGACCAGTGCTTTGGTTGTGTCGATGTTAGGCGAGCGCCCTGAAGATTGTTGGCGGGGCCGGAGATTTACATTTAATTCATTCCCGTTAACGCTAAAGCCCACCCAATTGCCCATGCAGACCACGGTGGACTCCCCACGCAATGTGCCCCCAGAGTATTTGGCCGCGTGGAAAAAGTATCCCTCATTGACCTCTCTTAATTACATTTCCGATAATGCATTTAATTCTTTGTCTAGGGCCTGTTTAACTCCAGCTGGTGAAGTCACGACAGTGCCCATGGAAGATATGGGGCCCCGTATGCAACGATATATTACGTCGCATGCGGTGTCTATTCAGAGCACCATGCTCCCATTTTTCGAAAAGGGGGAGTCTACCCGGTTCCCACCGGTAAAATACTCCCCACGGACGGTGTCGAGCACGCCTCTTCATTTGGTATTTACGGCGTGGCTTTCTCCCGAGGCCTTAGAGATTTCGGAGGAAAATTCTTCATTATTTGCTCGAGCTGAGCACCCTTTATTTAAATTTGGTTCCAGTTATTTTCGCCAATATGGCTCTCCCGAGATTTATTTGCCGCAAGCCTTCGTGGGAGGAAAGTGCATTTCCCATGATCCCAACATTGTCATAGCTTCTTTCGGCGGTTTTACCTTTCACACTACAGGTCGAACGTCTCCTGACAGCTCCCATGAGTGGGTTCCTGGCCCATTTCAGATTTCATCTATTGTTTGTGACATTCGGAGATTTCAATTCTTGGGTAGGGCCATCGGCCTTATGCCTGAGGCCCACCAGGTCAAGCTGATTAAAAATTTGGTGAAGGCGTTGTCGGCGGCGGTCAGGCGCCCCGACTCCGTGGAATCGTGGTACCCTCCCCCCACCGACGACGACGCGGCTGCGTTGTTGGCCCCGTCGTGCTTCCCAGAGCGTTTCAAGGCTGATTCTTGGGACGCTAAGGAGTTGACCTTAGCAGGGATTTTGCGGAACATAGGGGCGTATAAGCCAGTCGCGGCCATTAACACGACCCAGTTTGCTAGTCTTTTGGGGCGCACTACCAGAGGCGGTTCTGATTTGGATAAGCAGCGCGGTTTCGCTTTGGCGGTGCAAATAGCCAATGAGTCCCGCCGCAGCGGCGTCGCTTTAGGGGAGGACCCGGCATTGATAGCAGCCAGGTCGAGGCAACACCGCGATGAGCGGTTGGCCGAACATTCGGACGTAAGCTCGCATGTGCTCCCTGAGCGGACGGAGGCCCAGCCGACCACGTTCGGGCGTTTTGTCCCTTCGGTGCCGGTTCTCGACGACGAGGGTTTTCACGCTCCGGTGGGTCGCCGGGCTAAGAAGCCCCCTGCCATGCTCTCCATACCTGATCTTCCTTTGGAGCCCGCGGAGCCGACCTTGCCCCTCATCGAGCCTCCTGGCCCGCCTGTGCCAGTAGTGTCCGAACAGTTGGACGAGTACCACCCCCAAAGCCTGAGTACGGAGTCATGGTCCGGTTCTGTGTCTACTGGGGCCCCTTTTTCGCTAGACGCTTTTGACCATTTGGATCCCCAATCCGATGTGGGCATTAATTGTTTCGCGGAATTAGGCTCGGCGGCTATGTCCTTCATGCTCGGCATCACTGACGAGGTTAGCGACGACGTGATATTCCGTTGCTACGCCTTCCTTTCTAAAGTCGAGTCGGCAGTGCTCGAGCGTGTCAAGTTGCTTTGCGGACCGCTTGCGGCTTTCATGGGCACGTTTTGGACGCTGTCTAAGGAGGCTTATTCTGTGTTTGCGCGGTTTTGCGTTGCCGTGTTCAGATACATTAAGGGCGGATTCAGGATGGTGGACGGAGTCGTTATCGGCTATCTCACGGGCGGAACGTTGATGGTCACTGGTCCTGACGCTTTGGCGAAGTGTCTAGACATGCTAGCGGATTTAGTTCCGTTCACGTTCATGAGGGACATCCCCGGCGTTCAATTCTTCCACTCTCCTGGGACGATGGGTTTAATTCCACGCGTTTTGGTTAAAGAACTTCCGGACGAGGAGGTCTTTCAACCAGAAAGTGTTTTTCTTAAAAACGTCGTGTTACTCAACTCCGTGCTAGTGGCGCTGCAGTCGATCTCAGTCTTGGTGTGGCAAGCGGCCCATGGGATTGGGGTGTGTTTAGGATTGTGGGACTCTAAGTCCGACGCCGCCGACAACCGAATGCAAGCCGCATTAGATCACATTTCTCGACTCCTGGGTCGGAAGAGTTCCGTTGATGAGTTGTCTGCTGCCCGGGCCGAGGGCATAGCGGCTTTGCGGGTTGGTTACGCGGCTAGGGCCAACGGTGCCCTCTCTCAGCTGCTCGTAAGGTCTTTGGGAGCCTTAGAGAGTCGCTTGAAGGAGGCCACTTTAGGCTTGATTCCCCCTGATCGTGTTGAGCCAGTGGTGGTCTTCTTCACTGGAGCCCCGGGGGTGGGTAAAGACGCTGCCGTGGCGAAGATAGTAAAGGCCATGGGGCGAGCGGACGATGTTTACCGCCCGATCAACATGGGTTCCGGTAGTGATGTGGGTTTCACTGGTCAGAAAACTGTCGTGGCGCAGGACATATTTCAGGCGACTGACGCCACCCGCACGATGGAGCTGTTGTGGTTCATCCAGGTCATGAGCGCGGCGGTGGTCATTTCCAACCCCCCTTTTGAAGGTAAGGGCTTGGCCATGCTATTTGATCTAGTTTTCCTCACTTCCAACGTGTCTTTGGCCGGCCTCAGTGGGGCTGTGCAGGACATCGGGGCGGCTCGACGCCGCATTACCTTTGAGTTTGAGGTCCTCCCCGGAGAGAGGTTCCGGGTCTTACGCGTTCACAACGCCGGGCCGGCCAATTTGCTGGGGTTCCGTCCAGCTGAGTTGGTCGGGATGGTCTTAAACGGTAATCAGGTCATCCAGCTGATTGAGAGGGCCATGAGCTTCAAGGCCGGTTTCCACAAAGATCGCGATGTGCCTTTCGAGGGCGAGCGCTTTCCCGAGGTGAGGCCCGGAGAGCAGTTGGGCCCCTTGGAGCCCCAGAGCGCTCAGTATTTGACGTTCTTGGGTTATTTGGCGCTGTTCGTGGCGACGCTGGTTTTCCTTGGTAAAGGGTATTTACTGGTGGACCGATTATCTGGTCTAGCCCACAAGGCCGATCAAGCGGTGAACGCGCTATCATCCATATCTCTTTCCACCGGGGCTTTGGACGGTTGTCGCCGCGTCGCGACCAGCTTGGGTGACGTCTGGGAGTATTTGAAGGTTTGCGCAGTTCAGGCTCCCCATCGCATATCCGAGTTTGTTCGCCGCCATTATGTCAAGCTTGGTCTCATCTTGGCTGCTGGCGGGATCTTGGCCACCGCTTTAAGGTCTTGGGTTTTCGTAGGGGAGCCCCAGGCGGTGTTCGCGTACGAAAGCAACGCGTACAAGAACACCCAAGCGCGTCGCCTCAAAGTCAAGAAGCCCTGGGCCCTAAAGCACAGGGAGTTAGTTCAGTCTGCGAAGGCACGCAAGGCCACGTCCGGGGTGTCTTTAGGACCCCAATCTTTGCACGTTGATTACACGTTGTCCAGGGCAGCGGCCAGGACCGCGTCTAGTAGTAGCGTCTCTGTTTACGTCGACGTGGTTAAGCACCCAGTGTCTGCTCAGTTCGGCGTGGTCATAGGCCCAAATAAGATTTTGATGAATGCTCACCCCTTTTGCTTCTCTGAAGATTGCCATCCGGCGGCGACTATATCCGTCAACGGGAAGTCGTTCCCTATGAGCGACTGCGAGTTCTTGTGGGTGGATGGTCACACGAACGACTTAGCCGTCGTCGTGTTGCCGCCCACTTACAATCTTGGCGTCCCTAGCGCCGCAGGGCTATTTACAAACGGGGCGACTGCCGCTGTCGGGCCGGCAGTGTATTGCAATGCCAGGGCTGTCACCGAGGTGGGGGTCTTACGCCACATGGGCCCTATCAACTACGTCGATAAGCAACGGGGTGGGTACTCGTATTATGTGGAGGGACCACTTGCTGCGGATTACAGGTCCATGCGCGGTGAGTGTGGGTCCATGGTCATAGTAGAAGGCAAAATCGTCGGTATTCACTCCGTCGGTAACGGCACTAGTTTGGCTATTTCCATCCCGGTGGACGAGGAGTTGTTGAAAGTCATCAATTCGGGCGCCGAGGAAGAGGAGGAAGGTCTCGGCCCGCAGAGCGGTCCGGGGCCCTTAGGTCACGGCTTCGCTCTTGCGCCCGGTGTCAAGTTTCGCTCTGCTACAGGGATTCCTTCTGTGATGGAGAGTCCCGCTTACACTGAGGCTTGTGCTTTTGCGTCGAGGTTAGGAGTTGCTCTCGGCGTTACAAACGTGCGCAACGATGCCTTGGCTGGGCACAAAGTGGGCGAGCAGTTTATCCCCGTGCAGAAGATAAGGGACAATCGCCACGTTTTGGGCCCCGACAGTGTGTATAGGCCCTTAGCCAGGGAGGTCTTCAAGTCGCGGCGCGCTGTCCTCGACAAGACTAACCCTAGGTGGGGAGACTTCATCAATTTGAACGAGGCTTGTGCCCACGTCAATTTGACCTCCTCGCCCGGCTATCCGTACTCCGTCGCTGGGGCCGGCCCGTGGTCAGGTAAAAGCTACGCCGATTTGATTCGGGTCGACAGGAATGGGAAGCGTTACCCTGTGGAGGCTTTGACGTACGGAGTCAATTCCGTGCTAGCCCACGCTCGCGAAGACGGTTATGCTTGGGCTGAAGGCATTCCGGCTTTGGGGAAGGTCAAGGGTGAAGTGCGTCCCCTTGGCAAGACCTCCCGTATGATCATGGTGTGCTCAGCAGATTTGATTATGGCTCAGAGGTGTGTGGGTTCTTCAATGATTTACACGTATCTCGAAGCTTTTCAAGAGCTGGGCCACTTCGTCGGGTGTGACCCCGGCAGCAGGGCCTGGAGTGATCTTGGGGTGGCTATGCACGAAGACGTTTGGGACGCTGTTGACTTTGATATTTCGGGGTATGACTGGAATCAAGGTCACCATCTATGGGGCATTATGTCCGACGTCTACGGGGAAGCCGATTTGTCCCTTAGGTCTCTTCTTGGTGTCGGTCCGTACGTGCCGGTTTTTCTCGACGGGCCAGGCGGCGTCGTAAACAAGCACTTCCGGGCTCAGGGAAACCTGACTGGGCAGTTGTTCACGACTTTCGGGAATACTGAGATCACTAACGTGTGCAAGGTGGTTTCCGTAGTAGACTCTGTAGTTCGAGCCGGGTACCTGACTCCAGAACCGGGCGGGGAATTTTATGTTCACCGCATCAAGGGTTACCTTTCTGATACGGTGGATCGATTCACTGCACTCGAGGTCGCTCAGATGGTAGATGCCTCCATTTTGAGTTGTTGTTTCGGAGACGATCTCATTGCCGCCGTCAAGAGCCCGTTGCCCCTGACCTTTGGCTCTTCTAAGCGCCCGAACTTGGTTTCTCGCTACCTCGGGAACACAGAGGATTTTAGGGCCGACTACGTCCGCTCTATGAGCGAAGTGTGTGGGTTCGTGGTCACGGAGGGGGCGAAGGGAACTCTTAACCCATTTTGTGAAGGGGCTACGGTGCCAGAAGCCGGCAAGGCCGTGGTTGCCGCTTTGCCTAAGTACCACCTGAGCGAAGTGTCGAGCTTGAGCTTCCTTAAGCGCATCTTCATTCCGGCCCCTTCAAGCGAGAAGGTTAAGTACGGAGTGGGGGAGGACGATCCCTTCTTTTATAGTGGTCTCAACGTGGCTTCCATTTTGCAGATGGTGGCTTACGTGAAGGCCGTAGACCCCAACCTAGCATTAATGTCAGCCCGGGTGATTGGCGCTTGTGCTGAGGCAGTGGTCTATGGGGATCTGTTTTTCAACGAGGTTTTGCGTTTAGGCCTGTTGAGTATGACTCGCAACGGGGTTAGGCACCCGTTCGTGAATGGCGCCGGGGTCGCCGTTAAAGACCCCGAGTATGCGACTTTCAGGCGCATATTTTTGGAGAGGGCTTACGCAGTGAAACCTTTCTCCCCCGTCGAAGAAACCGACGGGTTAGACGACTTTTACTCTAAGGCGAATGAGTATATGTTCGAGATTTCAACCGACTTCTAGTCGTAATTTACGTTTGTACTTTGCTGATACTACTATCATTTCTTCGGTTACGTCTAGTTCCGGCCCTCTGGGGCAAAATACTGACACGTTGGTCATGGACCGTGCCATGCCCACCACCCATTTGGACTATTACTCTGCGTTGTTGACTCCGAGCCCGGATTGCCCTACCGGCTTGCTCAGTCGCACGCAAGATTTGTCCTCATTGGTCGGCCCTTGGACCACGGGTTCTTTACCCGGTACCAAGTTGGTCACTATCGACATTTATAAGGAGATGCACGCCACCACGCTCAGCATCCCTATGAATCGTTATAGGTACTTTAAGGCCCATTCACGCTTTGAGCTAAGGTGCCAGGCCAACAATTTCTTTTACGGGTCCTTGAAGATGGTTTGGACCCCGTTTCCCCTTCCCACCACCTTCGACTTATCGGGGATTCCTGGGGGGGCTCTGAACCAGGTGAGCAATTTGCCTGGTGTGCGAGCTGAGGCCAACGGAGACGGTGTAGCGCTAGACGTACCGTTCTTCAACGAGTTTCCTTCCATTGATCAGAGAGTGAACTCGGCCGGAAGCTTGGGGTTCATCACCATCGTCGTTTACAGCCGACTCTGCTGTATAGACTCCGCGAGTTCGTCCGCTCCGGTGTCTATTTCATTATTGGCGAATTTTGTTGACCCAGTCGTCAACGGGCCCTTGGCCGTCTAGTACGTTTGTATCTTCCTGTTTCGAAAATGAAAACCAAGTCCCGTTCGGGCGTATTAGCTACAGCTGAGGCCAAGGAGAAGTCCATGACAGGCTTAATGGTGTATGCTGGGAAAGTCGCCTACGGAATGTTGTCCCCCTTGATTCCCGCCCCAGTTAGGGTGGTCTCGGATTCCGTCGTTTCGGCTTTAACTTCGTACATGGGATTCGACCAGCCGCGGTCGGTCAGTGCCTCTAGTCCCACCTTGATAGGGCCTAGTAAAGACTTTTCAGCTAGTAGCGGTCTAGCCGTGAATAGCATGTTATCGTCCAGCCCTGACAGTTTACCGGGATGTGTCTTTTCTTCTACCATTGGGGACGACATGTCAATTGTCGATTACGCGGCTCAAGAGTCTTTGTACGAGATGTTCTCAGTCTCGTCAGACAAGGCTCCGGGCGCTGTGGTCTATTCCCTACCTGTGAATCCGAAAGCCGTCAGGTTCTTCGGGGGTGCCACCATGCCCACTTTAGGGACCGGGGGGGCTGGGGAGACGGTTCACGTTTTCACCCCTACCAATTGCTCAGTGATGACGGTCCCTTTCACCCGCTGGAGGGGCACGATGTATTACAAGCTGTACTGCTCTGCGAGTGCCTTCCAAACATGCCGCCTTCGCGTGTTCTTCGTGCCTGGAGCCGATGCTTCGTACATTCCGCCTATCACCCCCGCTGTCGACTTGTACAACCAGACTTTCGAGTTTTCCGGGAACTCTGAGGCCGAATTTTGCGTGCCGTTTCAATTCCCTTTGCCTTATGCTCAGCAATCCATTGGGCGCTTGTGTATACAAGTGCTCAATCCTCCCGGGGTCGTAGGGGATGTGCCTCCTACTTCAGCCCCAATGAATTTTGGGTTGTTTGTGCGTACTGGGGACGATTTGGAACTGGCTGACCCCAGTGGTCTTTATTGGCTGGACGCGGAGAATTTTAATGTCACCCGCCCGAGCTACGGTGATCTGGAGCCCCAGTCGATGATCGTGGGCCCCGATTCCGCGGTAAAGGTGGCTGGAGGTCCTTACACTAACGAGACTATGCATCACATGTCCACGCTGTTGAGGAAGCCGTCTTTGTATTATGTGGATCAGATGAACGGCCAGACTGAACCAGTCCAAGATAGGGTGGTTATTCCCCCTACCTGGGGCCCCAATCCGGCCGGTACATCTGTGAGCTTCGATAGCTTGCCCGCTCCGACGACGTCTTTTTACGCGTCTGTGGCTGATCCAGTGACCAAGCAGCCGGGAGCTACTGCCCAGCTATTTCAGCCCTCTCAGGCAGGGGTGGCTTATGACGCCAGCAATACAGGGTTGTTTGCGTTGACTCCGGTTTCAGCTTTCTCCCAGTATTTCTGGTTTTGGAGAGGAAGCTTACGCTACACCGCCGTGCACGAGTTTGATGCCAATAACACAAGTGTCGCTTTGGGCATGCCTAACTGTTCGGTCACAGCTTTGGCTGGTAACGCCGTCAATCAGTCAAAGCTAAATGTGGTATCGGGTGAGCTCATTTTGCCGAAGGTGCTCACGTTGCCCAACGTGGCCCCTTTTCAACCGGCTGACCCCAACTGCTCACAGCTAGCGGTAGAGGTCCCGTATAAGTCAATGTCTTTGTTCGCGAGGAACGGCGTGCCTAGCGCGTCCACTCTACCTTGCGGCGTCGTGACTTTACGTAGTGAGACGGCTCTTAAAATGTATGCGTCGGCAGGGGATGACTTCCGATTAATTTTGCCTTATTCTATGGCCTTTGCAACGGTGGTTAGCTCGCGTTGTGATAGGCTTAAGGTCTCGGGTAACCCAGTGACGAGACCGTATTTAGTGTACGAGTTTCCCGAGAACAATTCGATATTAATCCCGTTCGACGACATCATTTATTATTGAGCCGTTAAGTCCTAGTCAAGACCTTAAACTGACTTTTTCATGTTTCATCGCTCCGCAACGAGCACATATAAACTACTCTCATGTTTCAACGCTCCGGAACGAGCACATATAAACTATCATCATGTTTCAACGCTCCGAGACGAGCACATATAAACTACCTTGTATTATTTACGTTTGTATCATTTTTATAGTTTTTGCACAGAAGGTTTGGAGTTGTCGCCGACTCTTATAATTCCTACGGTTTAGTGTTGTCACCGACTCTTATAATTCCAATAAAACCTCCGTTACGACAACGGTCCGCTAGTTAAGGATCTAGCTTGTTTCTTGTAAATACCCCCACCGCACAGATAATTGGCGCTGGTAATCAGTTAGGGATCTGAGAG